CTAGTCCTCATCTTCGCAGTCGCAGCACAAAGCTTCCTGTGCGGAGATGGTTCCCAGAGTGTCACCAAGCTGTGAGAAGATACAACTTAACAGTGCGATTTCCTCATCGGTCTTGTCTTTGGCAATACAGCAGGCCAGAGAGGACACAAACATGACAAGTTCACAGGATTGCATAAAGACATCACCTCGGGATAGTATATGTATGAAAACTGTGCCAGGAGAGAGAACATGCTCAATCCATTAACTTATAAATATTAAAAGGTTCAAAAAGAATTAAATAATTCTCCTTCTGAAATCCCTTCCCGTATTTTGCTTGATAGCAGTTGATGGCTTCGTAAAAGAATTCCTCGGTTACTTCTAAATATTCTGCAATTTCATAGCCATTTCGGCATCCTGCCTCCTTAGCGGCCACCAGCTTATCTAAAGTAATCATCTTATTATATGCCCAAAGTCTGGCGGTTCGTTCCTGCTTTTGATGGGAAACTTCAGACTGGTCTGAAATATCCCCTATCGTGGTGTAATAGTGTCCAAGTTCTTCTGCCAGGACGCAGGCCTTTTTGCTATCCGGCATGTTCTGGCGGATCAAGATTTTCTCTCCATGGATCCGCCCATCATTGGCCTTAAGTGGCCTTTCTTTAATCATAATTCCAATTAATTCTGCTTCTTCAGTTAACGCTTCATAATTCAAACAAATCACCCCAGCGAGTTAATATTATTCATCAAAAAATGCATCATCGTGTCTCTTCATTTCTTCGGTCACTTCAATGTCCGTTCTTAAATGAGAGGCAACCGGTAAAAGATAAGACTTGTCCTTTGGACTCAATGTTCTTATATTGCTTTGCTCTTTGATGTATTCAGGTATGTGTACCATTTCCCTGACACGCTTTAACGCTTCTTTTTGACCTTTTTCATTCATACGGTGGAAATTTTCAAGCATTTCCCCAGCATCTGCACCAAAACAGTTATTCACATAATCGAAAGCAGAAGTAGTATCATTCTCCCAACCCATAAGATAAGCGGGGGTAGTTTTAAGCACCTTTGCAATCGACTCGATCTTAGACTGTGGAAGTCCCCTTCCGTCTACTTCAATTTTATTAATAGAAGAGCGGGATTTGTAGCCTGCCTTTAACGCTAGTTCCTCCTGAGAGATACCAAGCTCTTCCCGCCTCCGTTTAATGATCTGACCTATTTCCATTGGATCACCTCCATGATGATATTATATCATAATGTAGAATGGAATTCAACAAATATTAGAATTGTTGTTGACAAAAGAGGAACGAGGGAGTATGATAATGAATGTAGACGATACGACTACAAGGGAGGGCAACATGACGGATACGGTTCGGCTGAAGGAAGAAATCAAACGATCCGGTCTGAAAAAAGGGTGGATAGCATTGGAACTGGGGTTGTCTAGCTATGGCTTTCATCGGAAAATTAATAATGAGAGTCAATTCAAGGCCGGGGAGATCAAAAGCTTGTGCCAGCTTCTTAAAATCACTTCGTTAAAAAAGAAAGAGGCTATTTTTTTTAATGATGTAGTAGACAATACGACTACAAAAGCTCAGGAGCTGGAGAGAGGAGGACTAGGAGATGACAATCTAATATGAAATATTGCAAAACGCAGATTGGGAGGATGATATGACAATTAATGAGCTGCAGCGTCTTTTGATTCAAGAAATAGAAGATCTCACAAATAATATTTACATAACGGATACCAAGGGGGAATCAGTACCTTTTAAGGGATATCCGCAAAATATTAATATGTCAGAGTCTTATGAGTCAGACATTAAGGATTCAAAAGATAAATGGATTCCGTATTTCCTCGTCCGCATGGACAAGGCAGAATACAAAAAGAAAGAGGCAGATGGAAGAAATCAGGCACATTTATTTATTGAAGTCAACATATGCGATTCGGAATATGATCGTAAGGGCTTCTATACACTTACAGCTATTTTGCAGCATATTATTAGCCGGTTTCAAAAAGAATCCATCTTAGGGGCCTTTTGCTGTGATCGATCCATGAATCTGATTTTTCAAAAAGAGTATGAATTTCCTTATTATAAGGGAGAAGTTGAAATGTTCTGGAATCTTCCAGATATTGAATTGGAGAGAATCAATGAATCGTGAATCGCTGATATATGTGGGGCCTTCACTGGAACGTATTGTTCAGGAAGGAACTGTGTTTCGAAATGGTTACCCAGAAAAATTTAAGCGTGTATTAAACAGTTATCCACTTTTACAGGAATTAATTGTGCCAGTGAAATCATTGGCCGAGGTAAAAAAGTCTATTCGGAATCCAGAGAGCGATATTAGTATGGTCTACCGGAAGGCTGAAAAAATCAGGAGGGAAATTAATTATGTCATATAAACATGGTATTGAAGTAATTGAAAATAAAACATCGTTTCCAAATCCCCTTTCAACCCGATATGGAGTGCAGGTAGTACTGGGAACTGCACCAGTAAATCTGGCTGAAAACCCGTACGAAACTGCAAATAAGCCTATTAAGGTAACTAATTATGAAGAAGCTGTTAAGTCATTGGGATACAGCGAGGATTGGAAAAATTATACTCTTTGTGAAAGTATGTTTGCTAGCTTTAAGGTATTCCAGGTGTCTCCGGTTGTATTTATTAATGTTCTTGATGCGAAGAAGCATTGTAAAAATGTTGAAGAAGCTAGTTATCCTGTCGCTGGTCATCAGGTCATTATAAATACACCTGGTATTTTAAAGGATACAGTTAAAATCAACACCGTTAAAGAAGATGTTGTGGCGCTTATGGAAAATAAAGACTTTATTATGGACTTTAATGAATCAGGTTATCTCGTGGTGACGCTCCTTAAGTCTGGTAAGGGTTATGATGCCGCTGATTTAAAAATCTCCTTTACAATAATTGCACCTGATATGGTTACGGAAGAGGATTTAATTGGTTTCTATCATGTGGAAACAGGTGAAGAAGCAGGAATGGAAGTGTTAAGACAGATCTATCCTAAATTTGGCATTGTTCCAGGTATGCTTTTGGCACCGGGCTGGACAGAGAACCCCAATATTGGAGCTGCTCTGCAGTCGAAATGCGAAAGAATCAGTGGGATTTTCCGCACGATGTGTCTTTTAGATCTGGATACTAAAAAGGCAAGAAAGTATATTGACTGTCTTAATGTTAAAGTGGATATGGGATATGATGAGAAGCATTCCATCGTACTTTGGCCAAGAGTAACAAAAGATAAACGACAGTTTAGTTATTCTTCTGTATATGGTGCAATGATGAGTCATCAAACCGTACTGAACGGAGATGTTCCATATGTATATCCGTCGAATAAGCTTTTAAATGTAGATGGCGCCGTATTAGCAGATGGATCAGAGATTTTTTTAGATCAGATTCAGGCTGGAGAATTAAATGGAAGTGGTATTGTAACAGTACTTCATGACAATGGCTGGAAAGCTTTTGGTAACAATACTGGCTGCTATCCTCAAAATGATGATCCGAAAGATCGTTGGATTGGCTGTAGAAGAATGTTTGATTTCGTGGCAAATTACTTCATTACTGTTTATCGTGCAAAACTTGATGATGGAATGAATAAGAGACAGGTAGATGATATCATCAACAGCTTTAATATATGGGGTAACAGCCTTATGGCATCTGGTATGTGTGCAGGTTTATATGCAGAGTATCGCAAAGAAGAAAATACGATTACCGATATACTTGCAGGTCATATGAAAATCAGAATTCATTTTGCTCCATATACTCCAACAGAATACATCCAGGCGATGGAAGAATTTGATGTCACAACTTTTGAACGTGCAATGACAATGGGGGATGAATAATATGTTAAAACTTCAGTTAATAAACAGATATACCGTATATAGAGGTGGTAAAGAATTAATCGGAACAGCAGAAGAAGTTAAGCTTCCTGAAATCACCAGCTTAACAGATACTGTGGGAGGAGCCGGATTCGGCGGCAACATGACCATCCCAGTCATTGGATTAGTGGATGATATGGAAATGGAAATCCCATTCATGTCATTATGCAACGATGTATTCTCTCTGATGGATCCGACTCAGACAGCAGATATCACATTAAATGGTGCTATTCAGGGAATGGATGGAGGAGACGGTAGCGTTGGCTATAAACCAGTTTCTATCTCCGTACGCGGTACGGTTAAGAAATTTGTGCCAGGTTCTATGAAGTCTGGCGCAAAAATGGGATCAAGTGTTACTCTAGGTCTCAGCTATTATAAGGTTGTGCTGGACGGCAAAACCGTACTTGAAATTGATAAGTTAAACGGCGTGTATGTGGTAAATGGAAATGATGTGCTTCGTGAAGTCAGAGATATGTGTTAAGGAGAAAAACATGGAAAAAGATAAAAAAGTAACGGAAACAGTTCAGACAGACATGACTCTAGAGTGGCTGATGCTGAAATTAAAGATGCCAGTGGAGTATCAAGGAATCAAGGTTGACCAGCTGGATTTATCTGGTATGGATACATTGACAGGGCGCGATTTAAATGCAGTCTATGATCTTTATGCCAATATGGGTGGGAGTGGCATTATCATGCAGGAAGCCACACTGTTGTTTGCACAGCTTATTGCATCCAAAGTTACTGGTTTTCCATTAGAGCTATTTTACGTTTTAAGAGCAGGAGATTCAGTTAAGCTTAAAAAC